CTGGCATCGATGCTCAGATAAATGCGCTTAAGACATTAGAGATTGCAGAGGGCACATCGCTCGAAAGAAGGATTGAGATTATACAACTCGAATCTAAAAAGCGAATTGAAGATGCTAAAGAAAATGCTAGCGAGATAAAACTCATCAACGCCGAGACCGAGCAAGCCATCCGCGATGAGCGTAAGAAGTCACGCGATGAAGCAATCGACCAAGCGCTTGAGATTGCGCAGGCGGTTGCTGATACACTTGGAAGCATCATTGAGCTGCAAGGCATTCAATCGCAAAAGCGAATCGAGGAAATCAATGCGGCAAATGAAGCCGAGAAGGCGGCTATCGAGGGCAGCACAATAAGCGAAGCTCAAAAGCAACGCAAGCTCGAGGCCTTACGCATAAGAACAGAGCAAAAGGTTGCAGCCGAAAAGACACGGCAAGCGAAAGCCGAAAAGGCTGCGGCTATATTTAATGCAACGATTGGCACGGCTGCCGCTGTTGCCAAGGCTGTCACGGTAGTTGAGAAAGCCATCGCCCTTGCTTCAGGCTTGGCTCAGATTGCCATCATTGCAGCAACGCCCATCCCTAAGTTCAAGAAGGGTGGTATGGTAGGCGGGCGCAGCCATGAGGCAGGCGGAACGTTGATTGAAGCCGAGCGCGGCGAGTACGTGGTGAATAAGAACTCAGTGATGCGCAACCGCCGCGAACTGGATGCGATTAACACATCGAGCGCAGCATTCAAGCGATTAATCGATGAGCGTTACGTGCGCCCTGCCATACTCAGCTATGCGATGAATAACAAGCGCGATGGCATAACGGTTAACGCTTCGCTGAATAGCAAGTCGATGGAGCGCAAGCTCGACAGGCTGAACAAGACAATGGCAGGGAAGCAAATGATTGTAAACATTAACGGAGGGGATTCTCGATATTCATGGCAGTAGAAATAAAATTCCTTATCGACAATCTCGACCGAGGCCAGCCGCTTAACCCTGAGGACTTCGGCATCAACATTAGCGAGGACAGCAACATCGGAGCCCGCATTGTATCGTTCGACAATGAGTTAATCTTTGGCGGCGATGTGTTCGGGTATCTTTACAATAAACTTGCAACATCTGGTTACTGCGAGCTTGTGCGCGTGACCGTGCAATACCTTTGCAGCTCGGGTACCTGGGAGAAGTTGGTCGATGGCTACATCATTGTAACCGAATCGAACTTTCTGCTCGATAGGTGCCAAGTAAAGACTAAGCTCTATGATGAAACATTCAGCACCAAGATAAACAACAACAAGGCTATACCATTCTCGCTGCGCCTTACAACATCAAAGAACGGCGTACCGATAGTGCCGCCAACAGCTGTGCCGCTTTATGTTTATAATCCCGGCGTTTCATTCTATACTGACCCAGCATACGGATATACGATTTATGATACTTTTGCTCATTTGGTAAACTGCATGAGCGATGGTTTAATCGACTTTGATTCTAATTACTTTGCCGCTACATATCCGCAGAACGATGTGCCATTCTATACCAATGGGCAATCGATTCGAATCAAATCAAATGTTGAAATACTTGCAGACTTTGAAAGCCTATACGCAGCAATGCGGTCAAAGCTAAACCTCGGCATGGGATTCGAGAAGCAAGCTAATGGAAGGCCATTGCTACGCATCGAGCCTATTGCATACTTCCAGCAATCGGGCGCATCGGCTAACCTTTACGATCAGCCAGAGATTGAGATGAAGTTCGATACAAGCAGGCTATACCAAGCGGCTGACTTCGGCAATGAATTGTTCTTAGAAGTAGGTCAATGCGATAACGGTGACACGCTTTGCGAATTTACGCAGACACCATTCAGAGGATTCAGAACTGAAACATTTGGATTTTTAGGTGAGTGCAATACATCGAATGTGCTTGACTTGAAAACAAGCGAAATAATATTTGACACTAACCTTATTCAGGACATTGTTGTTTTTAACAATACCGGATATGAAACAAACGGCGTTGTTATTATGAGCAACTGGGATGGGTTCTATGGAGTCAATACAGCAAGAGCTCGAGGATACGACCCTTACGGCGTTGGCAATAGCATTTATAATGGACCATTTAGAAACGAGGTTGTATCTGCTAATTGGCTGAGCGGATATCCGAATTCCCTTCAATCATTTTTTGAGGGCTTCAATCCGTCAACTGCAACCGGAACATTAAGGTTTGATAATACGCTTGCAAACCAAATTGTAAATCAATTCTCTGTTGTTAATGCTCCGACTCAGAATACTCTTTCAGGGCTGTTGGCTCATTACTTCATTTGGCTTGACCCGGTTATAAATCCAAGTAATTTCACGCAGCCTGTGCCGGGCACGTATGAGTATTACAGCGTTGCAAATCCGGGCATATACACGGTTAATGCCGGGCTTGTATTAGATGAATACTTAGACCCTGTAACATTTTTGCCGATTGCATTTGCAGCTGGCAGGCAAGTTAAGCTAATGATTAAGCGATTTGATGCCGGTCTGAATTTATTAGAAACAAGATTTATCACTGGCAGTGATTTAGCTGTGCCCGGTCAACCAGCTTGGTATACAATAACGAACGAGGTATTCATTTGCGAGCCGGGTGATTTAATCGCAGTTGACATTGGCATATCAGCAACCGCCACAGCCCCATTGCCTAATGTTATTCAACGATTCTTACGATTCGGAAGCGGATTTCAAAATACTACGCTACCATCGGCATTCTCATTCTTTTCAATTATTGGCGAACCATTCACACCACAAACACTTGACCCAGTGAACATCGATGATGTGCAAGCCTACCTCTACAAGTTCAAGCGCCCGCTCACGATGGCAGAGATTAACGCCATTACATCGGAGACATCCAAGCCGATACAACTCGGTCGCAGGGATGACAGCATCGCAGTGATTGACACCTACATTAAAAACATTCAGATTGAGTCAGTGATGCGCAAGGCCGCGCAATTCGAGCTACGTTCAAACAAACTACTTCCATGAGTTATACATCGATACCCAACCAACCGATAATATTTAGCAGCACATTGCCCGAGGTATGCGAGGGATGCGGCTCTGAGTTCGCGCAGCTTGCCGACTTCAACGATCAATTGTTCTGGCAGCTCGAAGCAGGGGAGTGCGGATACTTGCGATTCAATGAGATTGTGGTTGTCAATGATGCGACTGTTGATGGCTTTAACATAACCTTTCCCGGCAGCAATGACGATACCGCGCTTGTTGCATATACCTTCTACAAGTTCATCAACTGCCTGGAGTATAAGCTGACCATCACAATCAACCCCGGCTCGATTGGTACGCTTATCGTTGGCTTTACCAATGGTGATTCGGTGAACATCAGCGCGGCGGGTACCCATGTAATTTATCTAAAGGCTACCGACATCCCTGCGAATACTAACAGCAACATTCAGGATTTACTTATTGGCACTAACACAACCGTGCAAGAGTTCATCGGAAGCGTTACCATTGATGACTTCCAGCCGAACTGCAATGGCGCATTATTCGCGGGCATCGTTGATGCTACAACGCTGGCTGTGGTGCAAGTGCTCGACCCAGTGCTCACAACGAAGGACCAATACCTCACGGCTGGCATTGCGTTGGCTGATTACGAACTTGAGCCGGGCTGCTATCGGTTAGCGATTGCTGACTTTTGCACCAACACTTGCGGGCAGTATTACATTTACAATCCATACTTCAACGATTGGGGTGGGTGCATCGATTGCCCGCCGCTTGGCTGGAGTAGCGTGGCGGTAACTGGCAGCGATACCTGGAACATCGGCGGCGGCGAGGCGCAGATTGACCTTACGGCAATCGGCAATGCCACAAGCCTTGAGTCGATTACCGAGCTATGCGAGGAAACGGATTACTATGTGACCATTGAAGTGGATTCGATTGTCAATGCACGGCTACGGCTTCAGGTCGATGGGGTTAACTATGCCACAGCCATAAGCACAGCGGGCACGTATAACTTCACGATAACGGTAACGCAGAGCGGAGCATTGAGCCTACTCGGTTCGCAGTTTGGTGCTTCGCTCGATGGCGAGATAACGGTTACGCGCATCACGGTGCGAGCTGATAAGAACTGGGCTAAGTATGACAAGTATAGCGACCTGATTCAGATTGGTGACTTCAGCGATGAATGCCGATTCTTCAAGATTGAAGGCTGCAATGGTGAGAATCAATTCGGGCTCGGCTTCAGCGGCACATCATTCTTGCCGGGCATCCGATTGGAAGGGCGAAGATTCCAACCGCAATATGATACCGATACCGATTTGTTTAGGTATGCTTCCGGCAGATGGCAGGCGAGCTTTGTAGACCGCAAAAAGAAACTGAGCTACCACTTCGGGCGCTTGCCTGAGTACGTGCTCGACTTCCTCTCGATTGTTTTCTACTTCGATAACTGCTATGTGAATGGGGAGCTATCCTTCCCAGCCGACAATGAATTCCCGACCATCGAGTATGACAATGCCGATGACCTTGGCAGCTTGACAATCGAGCTGTATAAGAAGCTCGATAAGGTGCGTAAGACGGTCTGTGTTGGCGTGGATGCTGACTGCCTACCTTCGATATTGGATAACGCAGATGAGCCGTTTATACTAACGCAGGATAACGAGCGCATCACAACGGAGAACTTCATTAACTTGTATCAACAATAAATTCGTATATTTGCAGTACATCATAGGAACGTAGGGGTGATGCCGTCCTATTCAACAGGCTGACAATAATTAAATCTCTACTACTATGGCTTGTGTAAGCTACTGCGACTCTTCGCTACTTGACCACAACTTAGTAAACTGCAATGAATACAAGCTCGGCGGCGTGTCTGCTATCCTTGTGGGTGCTTGCGGTACCGAATTGGTTGACCCTTCAGATGCGACCGAAGTCGAGGCATTAATCACTGCCGGAACTGCGAAGCTAATTGAGGACATCCGTTTCGCGTTGCCTGCTGGCTCACCTGTGACTGTTGACAGCCCGATCGGCTGCGGTACTCCTATTCGTATTAACGAAGACCGTACTGCAACCTTGTACGATGCAAACGTAACCGATGAAAACAATACTTTCTGGAATGATGTAAACAATCGCCGCATCGCATGGGTGCTCGCATTCATGTGCGACAGCGGAAAGGTGATTTACATCAACCCTCCGGTTGGTATTACAACATCGGCGAACTTCATCTTGCCTGAGCAGAACAATGAATTGCAGCGTTACGAAGTTACATTCAGCTGGCGTGACAAGAATATCCCAGCACAATACGATGCTCCTGCTGGCATCTTTGGATAATGGATATTCAACCAACAAATCAAAGCGGCAAGCCTACCTCAAGCGGGGTGGTGCTTGTTGCTTTTGGTAAGCCTCAGTATTACTGGGCTGCTTATAACTTAGCGTATTCGATTAAGCGATTCAACAAGGATTTGCAGATTGCGCTAATCAGCGATAGCAAGGACAGGGCGTTGTACTATTGCCATGACTTGACAAACCAAATCGATATATATGTTGACTTGCCTGAACAGCACATTTACACGAATAAGAAACTTGACCCGGGCAAGGCGAAGGTATTGCTCTTCGATTACTTGCCGTTTCATTACAACCTATACCTCGATGTCGATGCTGTATGCCTTAAGGACTTGCAGCCATTGATTGACCAGCTAATTGCGAACGATGCAAAGTATGCCACGCGAGTTGTGGGTGAGCATACCATCGACAAAGGCCGCGATTTCAAGGAGATGCAATGGGCGTGGGCCGATCAACTATGGCAGCACTTCGGCCTTGCTAAGAGCGACAAGATTTATGCGATTAATAGCAGCATCCAGTTCATTGAGAAGTGCGATGAAGCCGAAGCGATTTACCGCACAGCTGCCGACCTTTACCTCAACAATCCGATGCCGATTAACAAGCTCCGCATGAAGTGGGGCGGCGGGCAACCCGATGAGCTTTACTTCAATGTATCATTCGGCAAGAATAATTTCAAGCCGTATGAGATTGATGCTATCTGCTTTCAGATGAATCGTGAGTTCAGCTATGCGCAAATCGAAGAAAGGTTCTACCTAATGAGCTACTATGGTGGCAAAGGATTCACGCCGAGCTTCTACATCGAATGGCTCGACAGAAAACTCAAAGCATGGATGCAACAGGACGGCATCCAGCACAAATACTTCATTCACAGAATAACCGACCATAAGCATGCAGACCCTAAGCGATAAGCCAAAGAGAGGCAGACCTAAAAAGATTGTAACAACTGCGACATTCAACGAAGTGGCACGCCACGGATGGAACAGCGAGCCCGATGTATGTCAGTTCATTGGCTCACTTATCAAGATGAACAATTCAGCGAACGTGCTCGAGATTGGCGTGTTCGAAGGCGAGACAGCCGTTAAGATGATTGAAGCCTTGCCATACGGTGGCAAATACACAGGCATCGACATTAACAATTATCTGAAGCATGACCTCAATTCATTCGGAACAGATGTCGATTTTGTGCTCGGTGAATCGATATCATTGCTCAAAGGCTATCCGGCAAATCACTTCGACTTTATCTTTGTCGATGGAGACCATAGCTGGGAGAATATATTGCCCGAGTTCAAAGAGGTTGAGCGCGTACTTGCGAAGGGTGGCATCGTTGCCTACCATGACACGATTCATATTGCTGATGTTAAGAAGCTGATGGAGTACGCAGCGCATTATAACTACAATGTGATTACGTTAAACACATCCGAGGGGCGTGGCCTTTCGCTAATTCAGAAACGATGAAAGCACTTACCTTTTGCCGCTCTAAGTCATGCGGCTCGCACATCATAAACCAACCAACCACTAAAGCAACTGCGTAATGGCACTAAGCATAGAGGACATTGATAAGATTGTTCAAAGGTTTGCAATGCTGCATAAGGGCTGGGAAGCCGCAGCAATGAAGACACCTATCAATCCAATCACTAAGCAGCGCACAGGCGTGAGTCAATATCCTGAGTATTGGCCGGGGTATAACTATGCCGCTAAGATGTATGACAGCATCTTGCCGCATACCCGGCCTGACATTTACCCGGCTCACCTACTCAGCGTGCGCGCACCTAACCAAACCGATGCACAGGCTGAGTACATCCGAGCGAACTATAAGCCCACAACGCTGAGTGTATTCGAGGATTTCAAAGCCACGATAAGCCGTGCGTTCGCGGACCAAAATTGGAGCATCCGATATAGCCCCGAGCTCGAGCCAATCTTTGGCGAGGATACATTCCAGCGCTACGTGAACCAAGAGATTGAACGCTTCGGCTCTTTGGAAGCATTCGTTAAGACGATGCTGCCAACGCTGAAGCTAATCGACCCGAATGGCATTATCGCAATTGAGCCTCAAGATGTTGATACCTATGAGAATGAGGACGGCGAAGAAATAATCAGTAACGAGCTGATTAATCCGATGCCGGAATACTACTCATGTAAGAGCATCGTAGGGCAAAAGTACGGCGAGTATTACATGGTCATTACCGATGACTATTCAAAGGTGCGCAACGGAAGCAAGGAAGAAAAGAGCGGCATCGTGTTGGAGATTTATGATACGATGAACATTTGGAAAGTGTACCAAATCGGTAAGAAGTCGGATTATACATTCAGCGAACCCGAGCTATACTATTCGCACAACCTTGGATATGTGCCAGCGCAAAAGCTACAAGGGATGCCGCAGCTTATCGGTGGTGAGATTAACTTCCAGTCACCATTCATCACAGCCGTGCCATTGCTCGACCAAGTGATTCTCGATGAATCATACTTGCAAATCAGCAAAGCCACAAGTGCGTTTCCGTTTATGGTTGCTCTGGGTGAGATTTGCGAGTTCACCGATCGTGAAGGTAACAAGTGTCAGGACGGCCAAATCTTTGACCCAATTAATGGAGGCTACCGTACATGCTCGAGCTGTAATGGCTCGGGTGTGAAGAGCCGATTCAGCCCAACTGGTATGCTACTGATTAAGCCTAAGACAGCATTGAGCGAAGGTGACAGCGCACTAAGTGGCGAGTATCTTAAGTTTGTGAGCCCGCCAATGGACACGCTGAACTTCCTCCGCACAGAGATTGAGCAGCAAATGGCAAAGGCTCGCAGGATATTGCACTTGCCAAGCTCAGACGAAACAGGAACCATCGGCGAGGCATCGACAGCCACAGGCTCATTGAATAAGCTACGTGCGCTCTATGCGTTCATTAAGCCTATATCAGACCAGCTATTCAACCTTTACGAGTTCTGCTTGGTGACGATGGGGCGGATGCGTTACGGCGAAAACTTTGGCGGGGTGAATCTTGTGTACCCGACATCATTCGACATTAGCACCCCGAGCGATTACTTAGCTGTAATCAGCGAAGGTGTTAAGGCAGGCGTACCGCCATCGATTACGTTCAGCAATGTCTATAACTACATCAAGGCAATTCACTACACCGATGAAGAGACAAGTGCTGTTTATGACTTAATCCTCAACGCTGATGAATTGCTACTCATGAGCTCGGCCGATATTGCCCTGCGCGTTGCTAATGGAACGATTGAGAAGTACCAGGATGTAATCCATCACAGCGCACCACAGCTAATCATGGAGCTTATTCGCAATCATATACCGACCGAGGGTGCGCAACGCTTCATCGACCTACCGATGGCCGAGCAGATTGCAGCACTTAACCGCTTGGCATCGGATAGGATTGCCGTGCAGCTCGACCCGATTCAACAGGCGCAACAGGAACTATTGAATGGCATCATTTGATTCGTTAGTTCGCGATAAGATTAAGCTCTTCGAGTCGGTGCCGGATAAACTGGCAACGGCTGCTATTAAGACACAGGCTGAGATATGGCGCAAGATTCGCCCTATTCTCGATGACATGGATGTTAGCGCCGCCGGAAACATCGAGCAAACCGAGGGCAACATCAGGCGCATCGGCCTGATTGCTGATGAACTCAAGAAGGTGCTCGCGGGTAGTGAATATAAGGAGGCAGTTCGTTCGTTTCTCAGTTCAATCGATGAAGGGGTGCAGCTGACTAACGAGATTGCACGAACCTTTGAAAGCGCATTCGAGCCGACTGAAGTGCAGAAACAATTGCTGCAAATATCGAAGCAGAATGCGATTAACACATTCTTTGGCGCGGGCTTAGATGCACGATTCACGCAGCCCTTCCTTGAGCAACTAACCACGAACATCGCAGCAAGGGCACCGCTAAGAGAGGCCGTTGTTGCACTGGAGGGATTGGTCACCGGAACGGAAGCGAATGATGGGCGGCTGCTTGCCAACATAAAGACCACAGCAACCACCGCGCAAGCCGTTGCAGACCGAAGCTATTCAGCCGCTGTCAATGACGAGCTCGGCATTGAATGGTTTGAATACCTCGGCGGCGAGATATCCACAACGCGGCCATTCTGCGAAAATCGCGAGGGTGGCATATACCATCGCAAGGAGATTGAAGCATGGGGCGCGGGTAAGAATAGTGCTGGCATCAGAGACATACAAGACGGCACATGGGCTGGACGCATAGACGGCACAGATAGTAAGTCGATATTTACACTTGTAGGGGGGTGGAACTGTCGGCACTATCTTGTGCCAGTGCCCGAAAGAAAAGTGCCGGACACGGTCAAAGCTCGGGCGAGAGCGGAGGGGTTTATTGATTAAATAAATTTTATACCTTTGCTATATGAGACACTTAATACTCTCAGATGGCCGTATCATTCAAGCATCCGATATGGTGGCCGAGCACCTACTTACAAAGAAGGGCGCAAAGGAATTAATACTGCAACCAATTAAAACCCCTGACATATATGCCGATCAAACCGGAGGAAGCACTGGAGATAGTGAACTTCCTAAACCTAAACGAAGCCGAGAACCTCGAGGAAGCAAAGGAGAAATTTCAAGAGAACTGGGTAAACAGCAAGGAGCTAAGCGAAAAGCTCGGAAAGATTAACGGCACAATTGCCCACGTTGCTAAACGAGCTTTTGAGCCCTTCGGAGTTACGCTCACTGAAGAAGATTTCAAGGATAAGAAGGCGCAAGATGTTCTACGCATGGCATCCGAGCGAGCTCGCGAGGCTTATGAGAAACAGCAAGAAGAATGGCAACAGCGAGCCGATAAGTCAGGCAGCGAAGAGCTGGTGAAGGAGTGGGAGAAGAAATACAAATCCCTCGAAAAGAAAGTGACGGACATCGACTCAGCTCGGCAAGATGCCATTAACCAGTTCGACCAGTTCAAGCTAAAGATGGCAGAGGAGCAAAAGCAGAGCAAGATAAACCACACCTTCGAGAAGGAGCTCTCAGCAATCAAGCTCGACCCATCGGTGAATGAGTTTACCATCAAAGGCTTTAAGGCTACCATTGGCGAGAAGTATGCAATCGACTTGGAAGAGGATGGCAATGTCTTTGTCAAGGATAAGAACAGCGGCGAGCGATTGAAATCAAAAGAGAAAGCCGGCTCATTCCTGAACCTCTCCGATGTGTTGCTTGCCGAAGCTACGGCAGCGGGCATCATCATGAAGAACCCATCGGCTGGGCAGCGTGTGCCGAGACCGGGGCAGGCTATAATCCCGCCGATTGAGGCACAATCCGACAAGCGTATGAAAGGCGTTAACCCTCGATTCTTTACCAAATGACAATCAAGCAAGCCTATAAGATATTGATGCACCACGCAGATTGGCGGCAAGGCAAACATAGCGAAATGGTAAGCCCTGCCGACCTCACAAAAGCACTTGAGATTGTGCTTGCGTATCTCGAAAATAAACTAACTCAATCGACCCATGCCTGAATATGAAGGTTACAATGTCACGGCATCCGATCGCGCTGGCAAAAAGTATAAAGCGGTAGACGATGACGGCAATGAGATTCACTTTGGCGCTGAAGGGTATCGGATTAACCCCGGCACGGATGCAGGCAATTCTTACTGTGCTCGTAGTAATGGCATCCCTTCTCCGAAAGGCTCGGCGAATTGGTGGGCTCGGCAGCTTTGGAGCTGCGAGGGGCGAAGGTCGGTAAGCGATAAACCTTTTTTTGGCAGAATCGAATTGCCTTAGTATATTGCGGTTCGTTCTTTATTCGTTCATACCAATTAGTTTAGGCACTATTTGAAAAGGCTTGCAGAAATGCAGGCTTTTTTTATTTATCTTTGTAGCATCTATGATGTAGTGAGCCGCAACTTATCGCGGCAAAGTAGGCGCACCTGTCGGCCTTTGCAACTGGCAGAAACTCCAAACTACATTAATCATGTCTATATCTCGCATTCTATCGGAGTGTCCTAATGTGCAAATGTCACTTAGCGAACTCTTCATCGAAGTTGGACAGCGTGAGCAATTGCCTTTCTTAGAGTTCTTGCTTTCGCCTGAAAACGCAAAACTAATCCGCACTGAGGTTGCACCCGGCGGCGGTAAATTAAAAACAGTACAAGCTCGTTGGATTCAGCGTTTACCTGAGACCGAAGTTGATACAGAAGGTGACATCTTAGCTTGTACCTCAACGAACACTTACGGAGACAGCACAACCACGTATACGTTGGATGTGACTGATACGTACCAAGCATCTCAGCTGATCAATGCTGCTGACATCGCTCGTCATTGCCAAGAGAACTCTCGCTATGTGCTTGAGTCGGTAATGCGTTTGATGGATGTACTTGACCGCAAGGTTGCTTCTGCTGCCGCTGTTCAGGCTGTTGCTGACATCGGAACGTGGGGCACTGAGGTGTCAGGGTACTACACTGTAAGCGGTGACTGCTTGCGCGTTGCTACTCGCCAAACTGGCGGGCAAGCATTGAACGAGTTCGCACTTGCTGACATCCTTCAAGCAACTCGCATGGCTAACTATCCAGGTGCGCCTGTGGTATTTGGCGGTGCTGAGATGCAGCGTTATGCTAATGCTGTGCAAGCTGGTTGCTGCACTCAGTTCGGCATCGACTTGTTGGCGATTAGCCAGCAGAACGGTTTCGGATTCGCTTACGATTCTCGCGTTGCAGCGGCTCAAGGTTCGCAGCTTAAGAACTTGGTAACTACTGCCGGAGCAATCCAGTGGTTATCATTTAACTTGGCTGATTGGAATCAGGGCATTACGCCTGTGGCTGGTTCAAACTACTCAAAGACCTTGGTGTTCACACCAGCAGGTGTACCAGTAGATTTGACCATGAAGGATGATTGTGGTAATTTGTCGATTGTGTTGACTACAACTGGAAAGATTGTAACTCTTCCAACTGACATCTACGAGTCTTCTGACAAGTATGCTGGCGTTAACTACGTGAACTGCGTTGAAATCGCAAACCCGTAATCGGGTTAATGAGCCTGCTATCCCAAGCGGATGAGGACTTATTGACCCAAGACGGATTAGATAATCTAACCACGCAATAAAGAGGGGGGCTTCGTGCCCTCCTTTTTTTATTTATCTTTGTAAAAACTAAAGAGATGTGCATTGAATCACTACTCGGATTAAGAGGCTGCGAATCACCAGAGCCATCGACTGGGCTCTACATCGATGACCTCGGCATCAACCAAACCTTTCTCGGGCAACTAATCACGGACCAATACCGCAACGGCGTTGAGCTGTTCGAAGATAAGCGAGCCTTCGCATGGCGTAAACTTTCATCGGATGTGCTGACTAAGCTTAGCCCAATGATGAAGAGCGACACGATAATCGAGAGCAAGCGCGTTGGACAAGTTGTGTCTAATTATGCCAACGTGCAGACTGCGCTCGGTGCTGGCAACTATGGCGGCATCAGGTTGAAGATTGACCCGAATACGGTTAGCTATCTTAACTTCTACCTTGCCGACATTAACCTTGCAATCGATGCTGCTAATGTGAACGTGCCTATCTTGATATTCGATATGACCACTGGCAAGTTGATTGAAACTATTACCTATGCAGAGGGTGCGCTCGATCAGTTCATCGGTAAGACCTTTACCTCGGCAAAGCGTAAGATGGACATCGCCATCGTCTATGAGTCAGATATCAATACGGTAAAGTTCACGCCAAAGAGAGGCACTTGCACAAGCTGTGGGGGCGGGATTAAGGAATCGCATATCTGCCCTTTCGTGGATGCGATAGGCATCGAGCTCACAACGGATGGCACGAACGTGCTGACAAGCAAATCGAGTAAATACACCACAGGCATGAGCCTCACGTATAATGTGAACTGCGACCGCCAAGGATGGCTGTGCTCGGTAGGTGGAACGATGGCATTAGCGTTAGCCTATGCCACAGCCGTTGAGATTTACAACTATGCCCTTACGATTAGCCAGAATCAGCGAGTGAATACAACGGTTATTGTGAATAGGGGGCAGAACAAGACCGAGCTCATGGATGGAATCATGGCAGCTCGCGACATCGCAGCAACGCGATACAGCGAAGACCTTGGAGCAACCTTGCAGAACATGCGCCTGCCTGACGATACGCATTGCTGGGATTGCAAGCGCAATATGAAGTACGTTACAGCCCTGCCATAAGATGCCGACACCCGCCGAAATTCAAAAGAACCTCGATGAATTGTACAACGATTGGACATCCAAGTTCACAGCTTTGTATGGCCCTGTTCGTGAATTAAAGCGCATCATGTTCAAGCGGATATTCGGTACTGGCTCCAGCGGTGGCACGAATACGGCGGGCGATAAATTGCCGACCAAACCATACAGCACTAAACCGATTTATGTCAGCCCGCGAGCGTTGGCATCGGCACCAAGCAAGTACAAGGTTGGTAAGCGTGGCGAGCCGATTAAGTCGCTGTTCTTTCCAGGCGGTTATGCCGAATTGAAAAAAGGCACTTCGCGCAAGTTGCCTTTGGAGTTAACCGGAAGATTAAAAGGCGGCTTCCTTTCATCCGATGTATTGACCGAAGGATTGGAGGCAGCGATAACAGTACCCGCATCCGAGGAGGGCAAGATTGATGGCTTAGAAAAGAAATACGGCACTATCTTTTTGCCGACACCTGAAGAGCAAGCCGAGATGCTCGAAGACCATGCAGCGGAGCTCGTGCAACAAATCATTAACGCAATGAATAAATGAATATACTATCCACCATTCTCGACAGGCTAAACCAGCGCATTGAGGTCGGCAATATCTTCGATAAGATTTACGGCCTTAGCGAGCTTGTAGGCGAGGGCAATGATAAGGCGTGGGCTTTCTACATCGGCAACGGCCAAGCGATTCCTGTAACCGATTACGATGCGAAACAGGGCACTCTCTTTTGGGCCAAGCGTGGCAAGATTAACGTAACGAAAAACGATTCGCTAAAGCTGGCAGGCTGCCGCTCAATCTATGAGACACGATTCTCGATGACGGCATACGCAATGGTTCGCAAATCGCACCTTCCTTGCGACTCAGCCGATGCACAGGACTGGGTGGCATCGCGTGTGCTGAGACTCATTAGCGGCACAGACCCGCAATTCAAAACTGCCATCGGGGCAATCGCTTATGAGGTTGTGCCAAGCGGGTACGCTAATGAGATTAAGTACTTGCCAGTAAACTATGAGTGGGCAGCGGTTGCTATTGATGTGGATGTCAATGTCAGCACCTCATCCGAGGACGGCTGCTATGATACTTGCCAAACTGGCGATATTCCCCTGCCCGATTTCGAACCATGCGAGCCTTGCCTCACATCAGTGGCTGTGGATGGGGTCACAATCACAGGCAACGGCACACCAGCGGATCCGCTTGTCGCAATTGGCGGAGGTGGTGGAACACCATTGCGCACTCAGGATGAAGGCACCAACGTAAGCACCAACACAACAACGCTGAACTTCACCGGCGCTGGCGTGACTGCTTCGCTAACTTCGCCAGGAGTGGTTGAGGTGAATGTACCTGGCGGTGGCGGTGGCGGCGGCGTAACCTCGGTAACGGGTAGCGCTCCGATATCCTCAAGCGGTGGGGCAACGCCCGACATCAGCATAAGCCAAGCCGACACCACAACAGACGGCTATCTCAGCTCGGCTGATTGGAATACCTTTGATGGCAAGTTCGATACACCAACAGGGACAAGCGCAGACTATCTCGATGGAACCGGAGCACCTCAGCCATTCCCAACACTCACAAATGGCACGGTTACATCGGTTGCGGCAACTGTGCCGAACCCGACAAACCCTGCATTCAGCGTTGCAGTACCTAACTCAACCACAACGCCAAGCATTGACATAACAGCCAATGGAGTTGTAAGCCAGTACGTGCGTGGCGATGGGTCTTTGGCTAACTTCCCTTTGGGCGGTGGCGGTGGCGCATCGGTGAACTATTACCTCAACGGCTCAATCAGTCAAGGAACGATTGGAGGCAATGCTTATTTTCAAATGAGCCGCGTTCCAGTGCTTGGACCGGGCACTAACTTCACACGCACAAACGCGCAAGGCAATGGCTACATCGCTCAATTCATAACCGATGCAGGTGACCCAAATCTTTTGGCAATCCCTTCAGGCAATTGGACCTTTGAAACCTATTTTAACGCATCGAGTGGCGGTGGCAATCCGAGCTTTTACATTGAGCTGTATAAGTACGATGGCGCAACCTTTACGTTAATTTCATCAGGGTCAACTAATCCCGAAGCGATTACAGGCGGCACGGTAGTCGATTTGTACGTTAGTGCCCTTGCAGTACCCTCGACTGTATTGGCTGCAACTGATAGGCTCGCAGTGCGCATTTTCGTAACTACATCCGGGCGAAACATTACCCTGCATACCGAGGACAATAACCTTTGCCAAGTAATTACAACATTCACGACAGGGCTAAACGCATTGAATGGCTTGACTGCTCAAGTGCAAAACTTCGCAACTGGCACGAGTGGAACCGACTTCGGCATCAGCTCGGCAAGCACTACCCATACCTTTAATCTGCCAACTGCCAGCGCAACCAATAGAGGCGCATTGAGCTCGACCGATTGGAGCATGTTCAATGGGAAGCAAAATGCTTTAGGATTCACACCTGAAGACGTAGCCAACAAAAGCACTGCAACAACATTAGGCACAAGCAACACATTATATCCAACACAGGCAGCCGTTAAGGCTTATGTGGATAATGCAATCAATGATCCAGCAGTGGGTAGCGATTTATATCTTTTTTACAACTACTAAAACATCATAAAATGCCAGCAAATCAAAGACCAGTTTTCGCATTATTGCCGAAGACCCCTGTTGTTAACCTCGACACAGCCAATACAGCCACAGCAGTTGTGGCATCGCCATCTGATAGCGGAAGTTTCCGGCAATTATATGCTTGCGCAATTCCTGAAGGGGCTAAGTGCACATTAATATCCTATCAATTCATAGGAACAGGAACACCAAGCGCTGGAATATTCTACATTTGGTTGACTGATAATACAGGCGCAAATGCCAGGGTAGTAAGAGGACTTGCTTTTGGAGCCGGTTCAGCGATGACTGCAACGGTTGCAGGGCCATATCTTGAAATAGCAATCAATGATTTGCAAATTCAGAATGGGCAAAAGATATTCGTTTCGGTTACTACTGTTGCAGCCAATACAACACTTAATGTTAGAGCTTCAGTTGGAGAATTTGCATAATGACTGGGTTTTTAGGATTTAATAAGCGGCAGGCTTTTGGCAATAGTTCATTGCCTCAATCTTCTTCGGATGGATTGTTTAAGAATTATTCTGACAATAATAATTTTGGCAATCAATTAAATCCTAATTGGAATTTAGGAAACACAATGCGATGGAATGAATTATTTGCAGATAAATATCAGCCAATAATAGGATTGCCATTTAGCATGTGGTCATGTGCAAGAAGATTATGGTCAGGATATTCAGGCCCTTTGATTAGAATAAGGAGAACAAATGATAATGCTGTTTTAGATATAGGCTTTAACAAATTCAATCAATTGGATATTTTAGCTATATCAGAATTTTGCAAAGTAGATTCAGGTCGAGTAAGTATCTTGTATGACCAATCAGGTAGAGGTAATCACTTTATTCAGAACAGTCCACAATTTCAACCATTTATTTACACTACAGGGTTAATTGAGTTAAGAAATGGATTGCCGTCAATGTTTTGGAATTCCAACAATCAAGTCATGTTTGTTAATGGTTCGACAGCGACTTATAAATTTTTGCACGATTCAACAGATGGGAGCTTTGAGCAATATTTATTTATGGTAACACAGACAGGAATTGTTGATAATCCAAATACTAATTATTGGTTATTAGATAGCACAAATGGAGGAGATGCAAGTACGTCAAGTGGAATAACTTGGGCTTATCAAGATAGTGTTTCAAATAATCTTTTTAGGTGGTCAACTGTTCGCAGCGTTGCGGGCAGTAGGTCATCGGCTACATCCGCGGTAGACTTAATACCGGCAAATAGATTAAATGTTTTAGGAGTTTATAAATCCTATAATTCTGTAATCCCAAATATTCAAAGGTCGCAAGTTTATTGCAATAACAATAATGTTATAAACAATATAAACTCTGATGCGCCAAGCAATGTTAACGCAGCAGCTAATTTGCAACTGGGTAACGTAAACACTCAAGACGTTGGTTTAATAGGTTATATTTCGGAGCTTATAATTTTTAGGCAATCAGTGTTTACAAACATCAGATTGAATGGGATTATTTCGGACATTGGCTCATATTATAACATAAGAATGTGATATGTTAGTACGCGGTTATTTATACGAATCTGAAGAACAATGTCAAAATGATATTGATTTAATCAATATTGAACTTGGATTTCCAGACGCAAATTTTGAATCTTATTCAAGGCCATTAATAAATGATAATCGATGGTTTTTACTCGAAGATGATGTAACGATTGAAGTATTAGGTCAAGGCATTGAATTTGAATTAATACAATCACTACCTTTGTAAAAACTTACCACTATGGCAGGCGTAAAAGTAACCGACCTAACACCCTTAGCAACGGCAGCGAGCGATGATGTAATGTACATTGTTGACACAAGTAGCAACACCAGCAAGCAGATTGAGGTGCAGAATATCTATGATGGGATGCCTCAGTTGAATAGCGGTGTATTTGCTCCAACAATTAGCAATGAAACACCAAGTTCGACTACAATTGGCGGTGTAAGCGATATGCATTGGTCGAAAGTTGGTAATACTGTAACTTGTTCTTTTAGATTTTCTGTGAATTATGATGTTGCTGATACAAGTGTTGTTTTTAATTTTGATTTGCCAGTGCCATCAAGTTTTAACTCAAATCAAAATTTAATTGGTACATTATCATTAAATGATTCATCTAATTACACTGGTTCACTAATTGCTGCAAATGACTCTTTGGATTTAGGGCAGATTCAAATTGACGGTGTTGCTGGTAGCGTCTTAAACGCATCTGTAACATTTCAATACCTTATCATCTAATGCGCAGCACCTCAATTCTCGGGCTTAATCTGATTAAGAAGTACGAGGGATTGAGGCTCTCAAGCTACCTATGCCCCGCCGGAGTGCCGACCATAGGCTACGGCTCGACACGCTATCCGAATGGCAAGAAGGTAATCCTGGGCGAAAAGCTCACAGGCGAAAAGGAAGCAACGCAATTGCTACTATCTACGCTTGACCCATTCGAGGCAGCCGTCAATAAACACCTACCTAACCTCAACCAATGCCAGTTCGATGCGCTTGTGTGCTTCGCCTACAACGTAGGAACTGGCGCTTTGGTTAAGTCAACGCTGCTAAAGAAGGCCAAAGCCAACTCAGCCGACCCGAGCATTCTCGATGAGTTCCTGAAGTGGAACAAGGCGGGCGGGAAGGTGCTCGCAGGGCTGACCAACCGCCGCCGCGAAGAGGCGAATCTCTATTTCTCATTGTGTAATATTTAGAGGCATCTTGCCCCAACGCCGCGCTGGCGTGTGCGTATATTAGGTATGCGAAAAAGGGCTACCAAGCAAAGGCGAATACTCGATGTGATTGTGAAGCACTGGCGCGGCACAATCGGTTCGCTTATGATTCTGGTGTCCATCTTTTTGCTAATCTTCAAAGTGATAACAGCCGAGACATTAACCGCCATCATTGCAGCACTCATAGCCGCAGGATATATCCCAAAAGCCAAAAGCGATGCAACAGATTAGAAGAGATACCATCAAAGTAGTGCGCCACAGCAAGGTCAATGTCGATGAGATGCAGTGGCATGCGCCCGATGTGGACACCTCATTCGCCCAAGCGAATCGTGAATCCTTTCAGGCAGTGATGGCACAGCCGGCAAAGCCGAAAGTGCTAACGGCATTCGACACGATTCAGCCGTGTGATGTATCTTTGTACCCAGCCGCCACGTATTACATCCCGAAAACTCACGCTGTAAGAAACGAGCCGGAAATGCCAACGCCTATGAATTACGATATACTCGCAAACGGAATTGTGCTTACATTCACGATGCTGCTTACCATCAAGTATGCGCTCGGATGTGTGCCAGCATGGCGTTCATTAATTGCGGATTTACGTTCGGTTTAACGTATCTTTGCAGCATGGCATCGCTGCACATCCTTGAGTCATCAATTGACCTCTTCTATGTGATTACAGATAAGGATGGCAACATCGTCACCACGAATGACCTATTTCGCGAATACTCCAGCCACATAAAGCCCGGCAATATCCTCGACATCGCAGCGCAAGATAGCGACCGCGATGAACTGCTTGCAGCCATTCGCAAGGCGCAAAGCAAATCGCCCGACCCGATTCGGGTATACGCTAAGACGAAGCAGAAGATAAGCTCGGAGCGCTTCAATATGTGGAATGTTTACGCCATTGTCGATATGCTGCACTTCATCGGCATTCAACTTGTCGATGTTACTTCCATAAGCAGCCACGAATACGAGCGGCAAAAGATGCTGCTCGAAGAGTTCAGGTTCACTCTATCGCACGAGCTTCGTCAGCCGTTGACATCAATCGGTGGCTTGGTGAAGATGGTAAACGAGCATACTTGGGCAACCGATCAGGAGCGCGATGGCGTTATGAAGATGCTCGAAGACAGCGTTGAAAAGCTCGACAATGTGATTCGGCTATTGGTAAAGAAAGCAACACGGCAACTATGAGCAACCTACCGGCCACCGATTGCGAATGCGATGAGCGACTTGTGAAGGTGCTGGCTGTGTACATAGCCGAGAAGTCGATGCCGATAAAGGTGGCGGGCGATATATTGCTCAACGAGCTGCGCGATAAGAGCACGTACCTCAAACGATTAAACGAACTTATAAAATGCAGCAAAGCAACATCAGCACGTTAAGCCTGTTGGCAATATGCCTATTTCTTTTGCTGCTTTTGATGCGCACGTGCGGGGCATTGGGCGAGGCTGAAAGCAATGCGATGTACCTCGATTCGCTGAACAATGAGTACGCTGTGCGCATTGCGAGAGATAGCAGCAAGATGCACAGCCAAGGAGTGCAGCTGGCAGCGGCAGGCACCAAGCTGCGAGCCTTGGAGCTGAGAGAGCCTGAGGTGGTGATCAGGTACCAAACCCGCACCAAGGTGGTGACGCAAGTAGAGCTTGGCGAGACTGTATACATTGATAGCTTCCCGCACCTTCGCCTTCCGCGTTACTTCCATCGGCCTGGTAAATGGCTTGAGATAGGTGGGCAAATAAGCCGTGCAGGGAGGCTTCAGTTGGACTCAATTATTATTCCTGTAAGTTATACCGTTGCAATCGGAGATACGCTGCGCAAAGGCTTCCTATCGCGTAAGCGCGATAAGGTGGTTCGGCTTGGCATCGACAATCCATACGTGCATGTCACCGGCATGAATAACATAATCGTGGCCGAGCCGCCGAAGAAGTGGTATGAGACACGCGCATTCGCTTTCGCACTTGGTGGCATTACAGGATTCGCAATTGGTCGCGCAAAATAATTGCGTTGATTATTAAGCACTTGAGATTTTTCGCGCTGGTGGTTTACTTTTTTCTTTGTTTTAGTATTGTGAATTCAAAATAAGGATTTACATTTGCCTCAACAAAACAACGAAAAATCATGAACACACCAGAACTATCACCAGCGACAACCTTCAAGAATTGGAAGGGCACTGAATTCTTTCACTACAACCACCTCACCGGCACTATGGTCATGGTTGTAAATGACGGATGCATCAAGGGCCTTTACACCCGATGCGACTCTCAAGCCGCTAACCTCGCACGCCAGTATCACCGCTCGATGGAGCACGGCGTGGCACCTGAGAAGCGCATCTATGACCCTTGCAACATGGAAGAATTCCACAACCAGTTTGCATTCGTCACTGAATACCTTCACGAACAATCAACTCAAGCACTTTTAACCTCAATTTAATCTTTTAATCATGAAAGCACCAGTAAACTCAGGCGGAAGTCAAACCCGCCAAATCGCACCCGAAGGCGCATATCCTGCGCGCTGCTACCAAATCATCGACAAGGGCACAACCTTTGACGAGAAGTGGGGCAACAAGAAACGCAAAGTTCAATTTCTCTTTGAACTGCCAACCGAGACCGCTGTATTCAGCGAGGACAAAGGCGAACAGCCGTTCTATGTTAAGACAGTATTCAACCTCACAATGGGCGAGAAGGCATCCCTTCGCAAGTTCATCGAGTCATGGATTGGCAAGAAGCTCACAGATGCGCAAGCCGCTGACTTCGACATCACAAAGCTACTCGGACATCCCGGGATGATTAACATCGCCCACAATGGCAAAGAGGACAGGACATACGCCAACATCATGAGCATCTCTCCGCTGCCAAAGGGCTTCGCTTGCCCCCCTGCCATCAACGAGCTTTTGACCTATGACACAACCGAGCACAATGCTGAGGTATTCGCAAAGCTGCCGGAGTTCCTTCAGGAAGATATTCGCAAGAGCGATGAATGGATTGCGCGAACTACCTCCAAGCCAGCTGTGCCAGCGCCAACGTGGGAGGCATCGGCCACAGACTTCGATTCACTATTTTCAGAGTCAGACGATAAGACTCCATTCTAATTTCTAACCACAAAAAAAGCCCGGCATACACACTATAGCCGGGCTTTTACTAAAATAAAACACATGAACAGTATCGCAAAGATAACAATTCCTATCGAGAAATTGTATCAATCAATAAATTCTCCTGAGACATTAAATGCTCAGAGGCTAACGGCTAACATTCAGCCAATCGAAAGCCCAAACCAATACACCGCCGCATCTAATGCCATCGCTCAGGTTAACGCCGCTGTTAAGGCAATTCAAGATGCGCGTAAGATGGTCACCGGTCCGCTCGATGCCTACAAAAAAGAACTCATGCGCATCGAGACAGATGCCACCGAGCCTCTCCAGGCTTTCATCGCATCCACCAAAGCTGAGATGCTGAAGTACACCGCCGAGCTTAATCGCAAGCAGCAAGAAGAACAAAAGCGCATACAGGAGCAATCCCGCTCGATGGCCGACTTGACCGATCAGCTCGCTGATGTTAGCATCCAGCACAGCCACATCAAAGGTATTCGCACAATCCGCCGCACTCGCATCACTGGCGAAGTGGATTGGATGAAGGTACTCAGTGTGCTGTTCGGCTCGGGAATGTACAAGCCCGAAGACCTCACGCAAAACTTGCTCAAGGCAATGGAGAAATGCGGAGTGACCGCCATCGCTGGCATCGAGATTTACGAAGAACAAATACAAACCATAACACGATAAACATGAAACCAGTAAAAGAACTTATTGAAGTCAAGACAATTGTAGATCAATTTGATAATCGGAATATTGCAAAAGAGATTTATCATGAAATAGAAGGATTTGTTATTCATATAACCATTCAGCCAATAGGGGTTGAAACATTACCTCCTTCTATAAATGTTAAAATTAGTAAGGTATCTGATAAAAATGATGTATTTACTACCATTATTCATGAAGATTATAAAGGCAAAATAAAAGGCAGTATTTCAAATTCAAAATATTATTATGGCAATTGCACAACTGATTCAAGAACTGCTGAAGAATGGAGTAATGTATGCAAATTCGCTAAACATGCCAAAGGACTTTTAGAAACATTGAAAGAAATCGAAACACTATAACAAGCTAAAACATGCCAACTAAAATGACAGCAGTTGAATGGCTGCGACTAACCATTCAGAACAAGCTCACATCAGAGATGGGGCCTTTCTTTGCAGAGGCATTCGAAACCGCCAAGGTAGTTGAGCGCGAATACATGATGCAGATGTATTCAGCCGGAAAGCTCGAAGGCATAAAAGAAGGTCCGCAAACAGCTAACGAATATTTTACCGAGACATTCAACTCATGACACGCGAAGAATATATCACTTACCCAGCGGTAAGCGCAAGCCGCATCAAACGGCACTACACTGGAGACATCAGCTACGCTAAGGCATCGCTGAACTATGGCAAGGACTTCCACTACTCACTACTTGAATGCGACTACTCAGAGATGGGCGATGCAGTGCGCAACACCTACGATGCAATTCACCAGGTCGAGCTGCTTGGTGAGCTCTTCGACAAAAGCGAGAAGGAGCGCATCGTTGTCACTGAACTGACTTTCGGGGATAAGACCGTGCTCGCAAAGGGTGCGATGGATATCTGCTGGGATGAGATGAAGATAATCGCTGATGTGAAGACCACAACGGCCAAAAATCTGCAAGCCTTTGCCGATGACATGATAAAGCACTTCAACCATGTGCAGGCTGTGTGGTATTGCATGCTGATGGGCTGGGATCCGAAAGACTTCTACTACATTGGAGTGCCGCCAAAGGTTAAGAAGTCGGGGCAGTTCAAAGACCTCTACCTCTACCGCCACAACCAGCAAGAACTCGACCATGCATTCCAGCTAATCGCAGGCTTTCTCAATCAATTCGATGGTAACTATGGGAAGTAAGCGACACGGCCAGCTTGTAATCGATTACGTTGTGGAGTATTACTCGCACACCAAGACGGCAGAGATTGCCAAAGTGCTTGGCATATCTGAGTCGAGCGTTTACAACATTGCGCATAAGCTCGGGCTAAAAAAAGCGCCTGAGTATATCCGAGAGGTGCACGGCAAAGTTGTGGCAATTGCCGGGGTGAAGAATAGATTCACCAAAGGACATAAACCTTGGAATAAAAAAGATGACACACGGATCACTATTTAGCGGAATTGGCGGCTTTGACCTCGCTGCCGAATGGATGGGATGGGAGAACATATTCCATTGCGAGTGGAATTCATTCGGGCAAAAAGTATTAAAATATCACTTTCCAAATGCAATCAGTTATGAAGACATTACCAAAACAGATTTCACTATTCACAGAGGCAGAATTGACATCCTCACAGGGGGATTCCCTTGCCAGCCATACTCAATGGCCGGAAAGCGACTTGGAAAAGAAGATGAGCGACACCTCTGGCCGGAGATGCTTAGAGCGATTCGAGAAATTCGGCCGCGTTGGGTTGTGGGCGAAAACGTTTTCGGGCTTGTTAATTGGTCAGGAGGGTTGGTCTTCCACGAGGTGCAGGCTGATTTGGAAGCTGAAGGGTACGAAGTACAACCGTATGTACTTCCAGCTTGTGCCGTCAACGCACCGCACCGAAGAGACAGAGTCTGGTTTGTTGCCTACGCCTCAGGCAATGGACATGATGCAGAACCCTCCTCGGCAAATAACGCAATCGGGAAGAATAATAAGCAACCAAGGACACAACGGAAGCGCACCATTGAAGGACTTAGCGATGAACGGCCTACTCCCAACCCCGACAGCAATGGACTCAACCAACGCAACGGCAACGATGAAGAGCAGTCAAGTGAAGGAGGGCTCGATGCACAGTGTAACCCTTTGCCGAGCAATGGCGATGGGGTTATTGCCGACACCGAGAGCCAACCAGGTGAATGGATGCGACCTGAACTCCGAAAGTTTAGCCAACAGGAACAAAGGGAATCTGGAGGAACACATAGCCAAATGGGTAACAATGTTGCCGACACCGACAACTTCTTTGACAAAACACTCAGACAAAGAAGCGTATTGGAAGAACAGAAAAGACAAGGGCAGACAAGAAGATTTAGCAATGGTAATTCACAACCAGGTTGGTTACAATTCCCAACTCAATCCCCAATTTGTTCTCGAAATGATGGGCTTTCCTCCGGACTGGACGGAATTACCTTTTCTAAGTGGCGAAACGAATCCATCAAAGCCGGAGGAAACGCCATAGTGCCTCAAGTCGTTTACCAAATATTCAAAGCAATCGAGCAGTATGAAACTCAGGCCATACCAAGATACTTTCATCAATAACATCGCAGCGAGCCTGCGCAGCAATCGCAAGGTTGTCGCGCAGCTGGCAACTGGTGGAGGCAAAACCGTATGCTTTTCTGCGATATGTGACCGCTTCACAGCACGCAACAGCACGGACATCCTAATCCTTGTGCATCGTGAAGAACTACTCGCACAGGCCACTAAAGCGATTCGCATACCATCGCAGCCCGTAACCGCTGGGATGAAGTCAATCCCGCATGCTCGCGTTTATGTGGCAATGGTTGAGACTGCTTACAAGCGGCTGGACAAGTTCACTAACATCGGGTTGGTCATTGTCGATGAGGTGCATATCGGCAATTTCACAAAGGTCATCGAGCACTTCACCTCTCAGTATATCATTGGCTTCACAGCAACGCCATTGGCAGCTCGCAAGACCAATCCCTTGCGCAACTACTTCGATGACATCGTGTGCGGCATCGATATCCCCGACCTAATCGAACAAGGCTACTTATGCCCAGAGCTGACCTACTCAGCCGCTCAGATTGTAGACCGCGCAAAGCTAAAGATGAAAGCTGGCGAGTTCGATGCAGCACAGATGGCAGCTGCATTCAAAGCACCTAAGTACATCGAGACAACAGTTAACGCCTACAAGGCACACTCACTTGGCCGCAAGACCATAATCTTCAATTGCAATGTCGAGCACTCGATGGCCGTCAATACAGCATTCCAAGCCGCTGGATTCAACTCGCGACATCTCGATGCTGGCTCGCCTGATCGGGCTGAGGTGCTGCAATGGTTTGCCAACACACCCGATGCAATTCTCAACAACATCGGCATCGCCACTACCGGATTCGACCAGCCCGACATCGAGACCGTAATAGTAAACAAGGCCACAGCATCAATGCCCTTATGGCTTCAGATGTGCGGGCGCGGTGCAAGGCCGCATAATGTCAAGCTCGCATTTACCATCATAGACCTTGGAGGGAACTGCATGACACATGGCCTCTGGTCCTCGCCTCGCAACTGGAGCGATATCTTCCACAACCCGAAGAAGCCAGGCAATGGAGTAGCTCCAGTTAGGCAGTGCCCAAAGTGCGGAGCTCTGCATCACACCGCAAAGAAGATATGCGATGCGCAATATCTCGGGATGTTATTTCCTTGCGGCCATGTCTTCCCAGTAATCAAGCCAAAGGACGAAGCCATCGAGAAGTTCATCCAAGTATCAAAGGCTATTGATGTAAAAAAACTAATCGAATCAAATGCACATTATAAGGATTATCGTTCTCTCTATGTGATAGTTGAGCAAGTTTTCAACAAGGCTGTGCGCATATTTCACAATCCAACACATCAGCACCACGCACAAATCGAAAAAGAAATTCACGAACTTGCGAGGCTCTGGTGCCGCGAAAAAGGCAAACGCTTTGACCAGTTCCATCGAAACCTCGTAAACAGTAAACTCACAGAACTATGCTCATCTCACACTACAAAAACATCTATGACAGTCAAGACATTGACATCGAACTCAGCTCCTTTCTGGAAGGAGTCAGAACAGGCAAATGGCAGGACATAGTCTTGCAAGTTCGCGCAACAGCCGACAAGGCCGAACGTGACAAGCTCAAGAAAACCGCACCGCTTGTCACCATCAGCGGCTCATTCTCCGCTCGAAAGGACGATGCCATCCGAGCGCACTCTGGATTCATTGCCATCGACATCGATAACATCGACAATCCTGAAGATACCAAGAAGCTCGTACAAGGCGATTCTTACGTTTACGCTGCGTTTACTTCCATCAGTGGACATGGACTATGCCTGATAATGAAAATCGATGGCACACGCCATCTCGATGCGTTTAATGGCATCGCATCCTACTTATACCACACCTACCAACTTATCGTTGACCAGTCAGGCAAGAACGTATCGCGTGCTCGCTTCATCTCTTATGACCCTTGGATTCACATCAACACCAAGGCCGTCATGTTTAAGAAGTACCTCGCCAAGCCGAAGGAGCGCAAGCTCGCAAAGGTCGCGGTAGTTAAAACCGACTTCGATGCCATGATCGCCGCGATGGATCGCAAAGGAATTAACCTCTGCGAAGATTACTCCGAGTGGATTCAAATCGCCTACGCACTGGTATCCGAATTTGGCGAAGGTGGTCGCGACTACTTTCACACGCTGTCATCGCACTCTTCCAAGTACAACTCCGATGACTGCAATGCCCAGTACACTGCATGCCTGAAGAACCACAGCGAAAGCAAGGGCAAGCGGTCAACAATCGCAACCATTTACTACCACGCCAAGCAAAACGGCATACAAGCCTACTCCGAGCAGACCAAAGAGATTCTCCGCGCTGCGAGCTCGCAACGTGCCGCTGGGCTTTCGCCTGAAGCCATCGTCAAGTCGCTCGAAGTGGCAGGCATCAGCCCTGAAGAAAGCACGAAAGTTGTCAATGAGATAGTAGCAAAGGATATTAAATTCAAATCGGAGAACGTAAGCGCTGACATTGCGGCGTTTATCCGAACTTTCGACCTAAGAAAAAACGTAGTTACGCGCAAGATTGAACTCAACGGAAGGGCCATCGATGACAGTGACATTAACTCGATTTTTCTCGATTGCAAAGCCGTGTTCAAAGAGTCCACAAAAGACCTGGTTACTTCCATAATTTTCTCAAATCGCATCGAGACATACAACCCTTTGCATGAGTTCTTTGAAGATGAACTGCACACCGAGGACGAATGCCCGAATCTTACCCATCTGCTTAACAGCGTAATCACTGACACACCAAATGCAGACAAGTGGATCTGCAAATGGCTGGTCTCAGTGGTGGCATCTGCCTATGGCAATCACTCGCCATTGGTGCTCATATTCTCAGGCGAGAAGCAAGGAACAGGAAAGACTCACTGGTTCCGCTACTTGCTACCCAAGCAGCTCAGGTACCTATTCGCTGAGTCAAAGATGGATGCCGGGAAGGATGACGAGATTCTCATGTGCCTGAAGTTGATTATACTCGATGACGAATACGGCGGTAAATCCAAAAAGGAAGAGAAGCGACTCAAGGAACTCACATCGAAGGAGTTCATCAACGTGCGCGAACCATATGGCCGCGTGTCGCTCGACCTTCGTAGGCTTGCAGTCTTTTGCGGTACATCGAACGAAACGCAGATACTTAACGATCCAACTGGTAACCGTAGGCAGATTCCGATTCACATACTTGGGATTGACCAAAATGAATACAACAAGTGCGATAAGGTTGCCTTATGGCGTGAGATTTATGCCATGTATCGCAACGGCTGGGATTACACAGTATTGCGCCAAGATATCGAAGAACTGAACCAATCAACTGATGCGTTCAAGCACTCAACACCTGAAGAGGACCTAATCCACAAGAAGCTGAGTCCGGCAAATTCCGAAAGCTATGGCGAGTGGATGTCGCTAACTGATATCCAGCAGTACCTTATGATTGAAACCAAGTTCAACTACCTCAACACGCAGCGTATTGGTTCGATACTCACTGCATTAGGCTATACGCAAGACCGCAAAAGAAGAGGTAATTCGATTGTTAGAATGTACCTTATCAATAAAAATCCGATGTGATATGTTGCCACTGTTGCCACTTTGTTGCCACTTCAAAAAAGCAAGTGGCAACACGCTAAGCCCAATTATACCAAGCCTTATAGCCATTTGTTGCCACTGTTGCCACTTACTTTCATACCTTAACAATATTTATATATACACACACACACACATGCACACACACACACATATTATACTAACAGGGCTTTTTTTGGCCCAAGTGGCAACAAATCGCTGTAAGCATTGCAGCGATTGCGACACAAGCGTTTTTGGCAGTCAAAAACATTGTTGCCACCTTACTAAGTGGCAACAATTATGAGCGAAGTAAAAGCCCAATCCAAAGCATTCACAAACCTATGGAACGCCCGCCCCGACTTGCGTGGAAGAGTTTTCGCCATCAATAACAACAGCGTGAACGGCATCAAGGGCGCAATGAACAAAGCTATGGGAGTTGTGCCTGGCGTTGCCGATATGTGCTACCTGAAGCCGGAAGGTCGGACATGCTGGATTGAATGGAAGACGGACACCGGCAAGCAGTCGGAAGAGCAAAAGCGATTTGAAAAGATATGCCGATCGCTCGGCCATGAGTACCACATAGTGCGCAATGAAGAAGAATTCTTAAACATCATAAACCATGACTAAGTACGACAAGATAATTCACTACATGACCGAGATGCTTCCAGATGAGGCAACGCTTGTGGATGGGCCGCTAACTTATACCTCAACGAAACAGGCTCACCAATCGCTTGCGAGGTATCTGACAACAGCTGCGCATGGCACATCAGTGCATCGAACCTATACGATTAAGGCATTGAACTGGCTGATGCTTCTGCACAAGAATAACATTAATTTGCAAAACAGAAACAAATAAATACCTTTGCACAATGAACACAGAAAAACGAGGCGGTAGGCGATCAGGTGCCGGGCGAAAGTCGATGTACGGCGAAGCCATGTCAACGATATCCTTCCGCGTTCCATTATCAGCTAAAGAGACCGTGCGCATGATGGTCCGCAATTATCTTTCGAGCTTGACGATTAAACCAAAGAAACACGAACCGGAACACGGTTGCTAAATACACACACTATGCCAGACTACTTAGAGTACAAAGAACAGATGTGCATGAAGCACTTCGGGATTGAAACAGAAAACCTCGGGCATCCGAATTACTTCAGATACCTCAGAGACATGCAATATGCTCCAGCCAACAATGAGCCAATCCATGACGATGATGAAGAGCCCGAACTTGATTGGATTGACTTAGATTGCATGCGATATCACTCACGCAAAGATGACTAACCAAACCACGAGACTCAGAGCCGGCATGTTTGTCGACTCTGAGTACATGCGCGACCATTGTTACTTTGGTTACTTAACGCATCCGGCACTCGAGTATGACATCGCAGTTGGCATTACCATTGACGATGTACGCAAGTTCAGCAAGATTAACAAACTTGTTTTGAGCAAGGAGCGCGATGTCGAGTACAAGCTCGGCATCCTATTACCAACCTCTGACAAAAGCGGCATTGAAGGCTTCACGGCAAAGGCTTTCATCGATGGTGGCCTGCATGACTTATTCATCTACCAATCGCAATACCAAGAGATAGTTGAGCGAGGCTTCAGCATCAACATCACTCAGGAAGGTAAGATGTACGAAAATTTAGTAAATTTGTAAATTATGCCACTATTTCAAGGAGACAGTCAAGAGGTAATCAGCATGAACATCCGCAAGCTAATTGGCGAGGGATATCCACCTCAGCAAGCGCAGGCAATCGCACTGGCAGAGGCTGAGAAGTACCGCAAAACACGTAGAAGGTAAACAACGACAAAACAGCGATGCCAAAGCCGGAAAACATAGAGCCGCATAAGTTCAAGAAAGGGCAGACAGGCAACCCTAATGGGAGACCGCGTAAGCTGCCAGAACTCAGCAAGCTAATGGCTGACATCTTGGGGGATGAGAAGAACGGACTGAGCACAGCGGAGCGCATCCTTAAGGCGATTGAGGCCAAGGCATTACGTGGCGATATAAAGGCAGCTGAGATGCTTCTCGACCGAGGCTATGGCAAGCCTAAGCAGACCAACGAGACCACGCTGAAGACCACAGAGCCGCTGGTGATTATCAAGACGAAAGAGGATGGCAATGCTTAAATCGATTGGCATCGGAGTGCTGTTCACCCTGTTCATGGTTGGGCTTGCGTACTGCCTGGTGCTTGTGCTTCGCCACATTATCGACTGCATGCCCGACCCGAATGATGAGGAGGATTAATGAACTTCGAACTCACCGGCAGGCAGACCACAGCATTCGAGGCAATTGAGTCAGGCGCATACCGTGTCATTGTATTCGGTGGGGCCATACGAGGTGGCAAAACGTATTGGCTGTTGCTAACCCTCAGCTACCTTGCACTGCAATATCCGAGAAGCCGTTGGGTGATTATTCGGCGCAGCCTGCCCGACCTGAAGCGCACAACCTTTCCATCGTTCAACTCGATACTCGCTGACGGCATCGACCAGTACGTTGAAAGCTGGAACCGCGACACGCAAGTAGTGACATTCATCAATGGCAGCGAGTTGCTGTTCATGGCCGAGAGCTTTGACGATGACAAAGACCTCAACCGCTTCAAGGGCCTCGAGGTGAATGGCGCGGGCTTGGATGAGGTGAACGAGCTGCAAGAGCAAACATTCTACAAGGTGCAGGAACGTATCGGCAGTTGGAACAAGGCCATAGGCCAGCCCCCGATTGTGTGCCTGGCAACTTGCAACCCGGCCAACAACTGGGTGAAGTCAATCATCTATGAACGCTACAAGGAGGGCACGTTGCCCGAGCGGTGGACATTCATCCCGAGCAAGATTACCGATAACCCGCACATCCCGGCTGAGTACCTCGAGAGCCTGAAGGAGCTCCCGCCTGTGCAGTACGCCCGCTTCGTGGAGGGGGATTGGGATGTCATGGACGATGTGGCGAATCCATTCCTTTACGAGTGGAGCGATGATAAGCACATCGATGACAGCGTGCAGCTGAACCGAAACATGCCAGTACACATCAGCGTTGACTTCAACATTAACCCGCTGTGCGCCTTGGTGCTTCAGCACGTTGGCAGAGGCGCGGTGGTGGTGGATGAGATAAAGATTGAGAAGGGCAGCGTGGATGCGTTCTGCGATGCTGTGCTTGCGCTCGGCATCCCGATGGGGCTGATACGCATCACAGGCGATGCGATGGGTAAGGGTGGCACGGTTCAACAGCGCGACAACTCCAGCGCGTACACGATGATAAAGCGGCGGCTCGGCATGAGCGATAGTCAGTTCCTGATACCGGCTAACCCAACGCACTACAACAGCCGCATCGATTGCAACGCTGCACTACGCAAGCTCGACATCCGCGTGAACTCAAAGCGGTGCAAGGGATTCGTATTCGATGCGAAGCAAGTGCAATGCGATGCGAATGGCAGCATCATAAAGACCAATCGAAAAAACATTGCCGAGCGTGCTGACTTCTTGGATTGTTTTCGTTACTTTGTGAACGCAATTCTAAAGCGATACTTATGAGCGTATGTTCACCTTGTTTCGATTCAGGCATCAGCGTAGCGGCTTGCAATGCTGGCATTGCCTTTGGTGTTGTCACACCTGAGACTGAGTACGCGGTACTGATAACGCATAACGCGACTAAGCGTGTGCAGAGCTTTACCGCGACATCGGATGAACAGGGTATAATCACAATCATTGGCGCGAAGGTCGATGCGCTGCAAGGCTACACGATAAGCCTGAAGAACTGCGATAAGTTCACCATCTGCGAAGTTGAGTATGACTGCATCGCATTCAGCGTGGTGAACATGGACACGGATGTTGCCGAAACGATAAACCTACTCGAATGCGTAAGCTGCTAAAGAAACTTAAGAGCATCGCGCACGGCTGGGCGCTGTGGGCGTTTGATACAAAGGAGAGCCGCGAGGTATCGAAGCCACGCATGGAGATTTGTAAGACATGCCCATACCGTATCAAGCTAACTGACACTTGCCGCGAATGCGGATGCTTCCTACCCGCTAAGACCAGAGTGCCTGATGAAACCTGCCCGCTGCTCCGTTGGTGACATGATGACCGGCTTCATCTTAGTAAGTGCCTTGCAGCACAAGGATGAAGTGGACGAGCTGCTCGACAAGGATGAGCGATGGCTTGACCTGATTATTAACACCAGCGACATCAGCGTGGTGTATGAGGATGAAAGCGCAGAGCGGACATACATCAGTTTAATCAGCAACGATAAAGAGATTACAACAAAGAACACACTGGATGAAATTATTCAAAAGATTAGGCGAGCGACTTCGATCAACATTTACTCGCAGTAAGCCCACCACGTACAACCTCGTTGAAGTATTCAAGCATGGCGGGCATAGGTACTACCGATTCCCGAAAGAAGTGAACATGCCGCTCGAGAGGTTCAGCATGAGCATGAGCCTGCTTGAGCGATTAAGCAGCGGGCTATCCGGCAGCGAGATGGAGAAGATACTCACTGAGATGGAGAAGGCACTTAGCGCTGGATTGAGCAATCCTAAGACAGCGGCATTGATGGGCGCATACATTCACGTAATCCGCGAGAGGCAGAATACGGTTATCCATCGCGACATACTGCTTAACATCGCAGCGACTTGGATAATTCGCGAGGACGAGAATCCGGCTGAGATTAACCCTGATATACATCAGCAAAAGTTGCAAACATTTGAGGCGTTGAGCAAGGGGGGTGCTCATGATTTTTTTTACAGCTTGGGTATCGAGCCGCTGATGCCCTTATTCAATATTTCAGCGGAAGAGTTTCAAACGCTCTGGGAGTACAACACGGTAGAACTTCGCAAGCTGCACGAGGCGTTACGCCAGCTGAGCTCTCACCGCAAAGCAGGGCTAAGAGAACAGCCGACACCTTCCGCGAGCAAGTGATGAACCTTGCCGGAGGTAGCATATCCGAGTTCAATGAGTTAATGGCTTCCGATGTTTCGGTTTATTTGCTTAAATTTGAGGCAGCAATAAAGGCTCAAAATAATGGCGGTAAAGGTTGAGATTATCTACGAAGCCGAGGCAACGAGCCTGAAGGCAACGGTCAACGAAGTTAACAAGGCCAATGATGCCGTGGTGGCATCGGCACAGGAAAGCTCGAAGAAGGTAGCCGATACCTATAAGACAGCTGGCAAAAGCATCGCAGCTGCGTTCTCAGGCAATGAAGTTAAGAAAGCCCTGGCCGATCAGAACAAGTCCTTTGAAGATTTGAATAAGAAGACCGTGCCGCTAACAAGGGTGTTGCGTGGCTTAAAGAATGAACTCAACGCACTCGAGGAAGCGGGCAAAGGTGGAACAGAGCAGTTCAGGCAATTAGAGCGCGAAGCCGCACGGCTCGAAGACCAAATTGGCGATACTCGCGCTCGCGTTTCTAACCTTGCAAGCGATACGTTCAAGTTCGATGCGGCAGTGCAAGCCACGCAAGGGCTCGCGGCTGGCTTCGAGATTGCTCAGGGCGCGGCGGCGTTGTTCGGCTCAGAGAGCGAAGATTTGCAGAAGGCATTGCTGAAGGTGCAGGCTGCGACTGCCATCGCTAACGGCGTGCAGCAAGTGGCTAACCTATTGCTTGAGGAGAGCAAGATTAAGACCTTAGTGCTGACAAATGCACAAGCTGCTTATGCAACGGTTGTGGGTACATCCACAGGCGCATTGAAAGCGTTTAGAATTGCACTTGCCGCTACTGGGATTGGATTGCTTGTGATTGGCTTGATTGCCTTAGTCGAGAACTTCGATAAAGTGAAGCGCGCTCTGGAGAACTCGATACCGGGATTCAAAGAGGTAAGCAACGCGATCGGCGGTGTGGTTGATACAATCAAAGAATGGGTAGGCGCATCTGATGAAGCCGATCGCGCTGCGACTGCTTTTGAGTCTGCCAGTAAGAAGCAGCTGGCCGCTTCCGATGCAGCGATTGAAAGGATTGAGCGGCAAATCGATATTGAGAAGTCGGCGGGGCGTTCAACGGTTGCGCTCGAGATACAACGCGAGCAAGCGGTCATAAATGCTAACCGTGCCATCATAGCTGACTATACGAAGAAAGCCGGAACATTAAGCCAGTTAAGCGAAGAAGAAAAGGCAAAGGCTAAGGAAGTGCAGCAATCAGCGGTTAACGCCGTGTTGGATGCAAGCGCGAAGATTACCGTAATTCGCAATGAGGCAGAACGTGAAGCAAGCGAGAAAGCACAAGAGGAAGCAAAGAAACGAGCTGAGGCTGCAAAGAAAGCCGCTGAAGATGTAGCCAAGGCACGCGAAAACTTAGCTAAGTTAGAGACCGATGCTTTGCAGGCGCAATTGGATGAACGCGAAAAGATACTAAGCGAGAGCAACGCTAAGATTCAAGAACTTGAAAAGGCGTTTTTAGAATCAAGGTTTGCAGCCGGAAGTGCTGAAGAAAAGAAACTTCAAGATGCTATATTAGCAATCAAAGAGCAAGCGACAAAGAGTATTGCTGAGATTGACCAAAAGGCAATTGATGACAAAGCAGCAAAGGAAAAGGAAGCAGCGGAGAAGGCACAGCAAGAAGCAGAGAAGGCAGCCGAGGAAAGAAGCAAGCTAACAATCGCTGGCATCGATGCTCAGATAAATGCGCTTAAGACATTAGAGATTGCAGAGGGCACATCGCTCGAAAGAAGGATTGAGATTATACAACTCGAATCTAAAAAGCGAATTGAAGATGCTAAAGAAAATGCTAGCGAGATAAAACTCATCAACGCCGAGACCGAGCAAGCCATCCGCGATGAGCGTAAGAAGTCACGCGATGAAGCAATCGACCAAGCGCTTGAGATTGCGCAGGCGGTTGCTGATACACTTGGAAGCATCATTGAGCTGCAAGGCATTCAATCGCAAAAGCGAATCGAGGAAATCAATGCGGCAAATGAAGCCGAGAAGGCGGCTATCGAGGGCAGCACAATAAGCGAAGCTCAAAAGCAACGCAAGCTCGAGGCCTTACGCATAAGAACAGAGCAAAAGGTTGCAGCCGAAAAGACACGGCAAGCGAAAGCCGAAAAGGCGGCGGCTATATTTAATGCAACGATTGGCACGGCTGCCGCTGTTGCCAAGGCTGTCACGGTAGTTGAGAAAGCCATCGCCCTTGCTTCAGGCTTGGCTCAGATTGCCATCATTGCAGCAACGCCTATCCCTAAGTTCAAGAAGGGTGGTATGGTAGGCGGGCGCAGCCATGAGGCAGGCGGAACGTTGATTGAAGCTGAGCGTGGTGAGTTCGTGGTTAATAAGAACTCAGTAATGCGCAACCGGCGCGAACTGGATGCGATTAACACATCGAGCGCGGCATTCAAGAGATTGATAGATGAGCGTTACGTGCGCCCTGCCATACTCAGCTATGCGATGAGCAACAAGCGCGATGGCATAACGGTTAACGCTTCGCTGAATAGCAAGGCTATGGAGCGCAAGCTCGACAGGCTGAACAAGACAATGGCAGGCAAGCAAATGATTGTAAACATTAACGGCGGGGATTCGCGATACACATGGCAGTAGAAATTAAGTTTTTAATCGACAATCTCGATCGAGGCCAGCCGCTTAACCCTGAGGACTTCGGCATAAACATAACCGAGGACAGTAACATCGGAGCCCGCATAGTATCGTTCGACAATGAGTTAATCTTTGGCGGCGATGTGTTCGGCTATCTTTACAATAAACTTGCAACATCGGGTTACTGCGAGCTTGTGCGCGTGACTGTGCAATACCTTTGCAACTCGGGTACTTGGGAGAAGTTGGTCGATGGCTATATCATTGTAACCGAATCGAACTTTTTGCTCGATAGGTGTCAAGTTAAAACGAAGCTCTATGATGAAACATTCAGCACCAAGATAAACAACAATAAGGCTATACCATTCTCGCTGCGCCTTACCACATCAAAGAACGGCGTACCCATAACGCCGCCAACAGCAGTGCCGCTTTATGTGTTCAATCCGGGTGTGATAATCTACCCAGACCCAGCATACGCTTATACGGTTTATGATACGTTTGCTCATCTTGTGAATTGCATGAGCGATGGTTTAATCGACTTTGATTCTAATTACTTTGCCGCTACATATCCGCAGAACGATGTGCCATTCTACACCAATGGGCAATCGATTCGAATCAAGTCAAACGTTGAGATACTTGCAGACTTTGAAAGCCTATACGCAGCGATGCGGTCAAAGCTAAACCTCGGCATGGGATTCGAGAAGCAATCTAATGGAAGGCCATTACTACGCATCGAGCCTATTGCATACTTCCAACAATCAGGGGCATCGGCTAACCTTTACGATCAGCCGGAGATTGAGATGAAGTTCGATACAAGCAGGCTATACCAAGCGGCTGACTTCGGCAATGAATTATTCTTAGAAGTAGGTCAATGTGATAATGGAGACACGCTTTGCGAATTTACGCAGACACCATTCAGAGGCTTCAGGACTGAGACATTTGGATTCTTAGGTGAGTGCAATACATCGAATGTATTGAACCTTAAAACAAGCGAGATAATATTCGACACCAATCTCATTCAGGACATTGTTGTTTTTAACAATACCGGCTATGAGACTAATGGAGTGATTATCCAATCCAATTGGACTGGCAGCCAAGCAGCGAATACCGCAACGGCTAACGGATATGACCCTTACGGCGTAGGCAATACAATTTACAATGGCACTTATCGCAACGAGCTTGTATCTGCTAATTGGCTGAGTGGATATCCTAATTCGCTTCAATCTTTCTTTGAGGGATTCAATCCATCAACGGCCACTGGAACATTAAGGTTTGATAATACACTTGCAAACCAAATTGTAAATCAATTCTCTGTTGTTAATGCTCCAACTCAGAATACTCTTTCAGGGCTGTTGGCTCATTACTTCATTTGGCTTGACCCAGTTATAAATCCAAATAATTTCACGCAGCCTGTGCCGGGCACGTATGAGTATTACAGCGTTGCAAATCCGGGCATATACACGGTTAATGCCGGGCTTGTATTAGATGAATACTTAGACCCTGTTACATTTTTGCCGATTGCATTTGCAGCTGGCAGGCAAGTTAAGTTAATGATTAAGCGATTTGATGCCGGTCTGAATTTATTAGAAACAAGATTTATTACTGGCAGTGATTTAGCTGTGCCCGGTCAACCAGCTTGGTATACAATAACGAACGAGGTATTCATTTGCGAGGCGGGTGATTTAATCGCAGTTGACATTGGCATATCAG